GGGCGAACCGGCGCAGACCGTCCAGTGGGACGAGGCCGGTGGCTTCGAGCTCAACTTCAAGGTGTGGCAGATCGCGGTTCCGCTCATCCGGTCGGACGCGCAGGGCCGATCGGGCATCTACCACCTCGACAAGGCGTAAGACGCACGACCCCGGCAGAGAGCGGATATTCTCTGCCGGGGCTCTTTCGCTAGTCTTTGGAGGAAGCATGCCGTTGTCACCATTCGACGCAACTCCCGGCTCGGCGAGCGCGAACTCCTACGCCGATGTCGCCTACTTCGATGCCTACGCGGGCGTCCGCATGCCGGCTCTCTCGGAGCCAGGCGCGACGGCTGCGAAGGAGAACGTCTTGATTGCCGCGGCGATGGTGCTTGATGCCTGCTTCCAGTGGACAGGCACGGCGGTGGACGCCGTTCAAGCGATGACCTGGCCGCGCAACTCGATGCTCACGCGGAACAACTTCCCGATTCTCAACACGGTTATCCCGGCCGAGCTCAAGAACGCGCAGTGCGAGCAAGCATTGCAGATGTTCGCGAGCGACCTAATGGCGAGCAACGCCGCCGCGCAGGCTGGCGTCTCGATGGTCAAAGCCGGATCAGTCGAGGTTGCGTTCCAAACGGTCGACACCTCGAGCTACGAGTCAGTTGACATCATCTTGCGGCGTCTCGGCAGCGAGTTCCTCTACGTCAGCAACAGCATTCCGCAGGCTGTGAGAATGCTGCTCGTGCCGAGCTGGTATGAGCAACCGACGATCTTCCGCAAAGTCGTCTTCGGAGCATTCTGATGGCGTTCCCGCGAGACATTCTCGTCGCTGGTATCGCCGTCACCAACACCCTCACCAAGGGCGTCCAGGTCGATTGCACGCTGGCCGCGTGGACAGGTCAGGATGCCTATGGTTCGGCGACCTACGCAGCGCCTGTGACGTTCCAGGCCGTCCTAGATCGCACCAACAAGCAGCTTGTGACGCTCGGAAAGGTGATCGATGTCGCGGCCACGCTCACGATTGTTGGCGACTTGGCACCGAACGGCGCCACAGATCGCCGAGAACCGATCGATCCTCGAGATGTGATTACTCTCCCGGATGGATTCACTGGGCCGATCATCGACGTGCCGAACGCGGTCACCGATCCGATCACGGGTCGTGGGCTGATTCAACAGATCATGCTCGGGAAGTTGTGATACCATGGTGTCGGTCGACAGACTAGCTGGACGTCTCGGGAATCAGATGTTCCAGCTCGCTTTCATCTACTCAAAGTTTTGGCGCGGCGAGATACCGGATATCTATCTCCAGTATCCCAGCTACTTCGACGATTGCCGAGAGAAGATCCTCGAGTTGTTCGGCGGAGGAATCTCAGGAAGCAGGCCAGAGGTTTCCGTGCATGTCCGTCGCGGAGACTACGTGAAAGACCCGGCGTTCGTGCACTTGTGGAAGACGGACTACTATCAGCGCGCGGCAGAACTGTTTCCGGGCCGAGAGTTCTTGGTGTTCTCTGACGACCCGGAGTGGTGCAAGAAGAACCTGCCGTGGAAAGTTGTTGAAGGACAGACCGACCTCGAGGACATGAATCTCATGGCGAGCTGCCACTCGAACATTATCGCCAACAGTTCGTTCTCGTGGTGGGCGGCGTATCTCAATCGTAACCCAGAAAAGAAAGTGATCTATCCGAAACACTGGCACAGTGACGGTGTGGTTCGCGTCGGCTTCCCCTCTGATTGGATTGCCCTGTGAAGCGTTTGCTCTGGATCGGTGACGCAGCTTGCTCAAGCGGCTTCGGCCGTGCCTCAACAAGCATACTCGCCCTTCTCAAGGACGAGTTTGAAGTGACCGTGCTCGGCATCAACTACCGCGGCGATCCGCGAGCAGACCGTCAGCCGCATCCTTATGCCATCTATCCTGCCCACACGGGCGGCGACGGCATGGGCATTCGGCGGGTCAAAGAGCTCGTACCGTTCTTGAAGCCGGACCTGATCGTTGTGCAGACCAATCCGTGGAACATTCCGAAATACCTCGAGGAGCTCCAGAAAAAGACGGAGTATCGGGGCCCAGTGATCGGCATCGTCGCGGTTGAAGGCAAGAACTGCGAAGGCGCGCTGCTCAACGGCCTGAGTCTTACGGTTTTCTGGACGGAGTTTGCGGCTCAGGAAGCCGTCGCGGGTGGTTACACCGGGATGTATTGTGTCATTCCGCTCGGCGTCGACCTCGAGTTCTTCACGCCGGGCGACAAGGTCCATGCTCACCGGATCATCGGTGAGGAAGTGTCGACTGACGCCTTCATTGTCGGCACGGTCAACCGCAACCAGAACCGGAAGCGGTTGGATCTGACGCTCATCTACTTCGCCGAGTGGATCAAGACGCGCAAGATCGACGACGCCTATCTCTACATGCACATCCTGCCGGGCAGTTCGACTCATGTCAACTGCGACCAGCTCGCGCAGTATCTGAAGATCAACGAGCGAGTGATTCTCGCGCAGCCGAAGGACATCTTTCACGGCGCGCCCGACTTGCTCCTTCGCGAGACCTACCGCCGCATGGACTTGCACGTTTCCACTTCGCTGTGCGAAGGCTGGGGATTGACCACGCTCGAGAGCATGGCGTGCGGTGTGCCGAACATGGCGACGGACATCGCCGCAATTCCTGAGTGGGCCGGCGACTCCGTTCGATTGGTCAAGGTCATTTCCGAAGGGATCATGCCGGATGTCCGAACGATGATCGGCGGCGTGCCAAGCAAGGAAGACTTCATCGCCGGTCTCGACGAGTTCTACTTCCACAGACAGCACCGTGAGACGATGGCCGCGCGAGCGCTGGCGAAAGCACAAGAGTTCGACTGGCCGTCCGTTGGTGCAGCTTACGCCGAGGTGATCCGATGCGCGATGTAAGACTCAACTGGATTACGCCCGAGGAGATCGCGTTGACGTTGCGCGATCCCCGGATCATTCTCGACATCGGCTGCAACGATGGAACGCACACGCGGCTCTTCTTCGAGCTCTTCAAGCACGTCCGCGTCTATTCCTTCGAGCCAGACCGGCGAGCGCAGCAGCGCTTCATCACTGCAACCAAAGACTATCCGAAGGCGCACTTGATTCCGCTCGCAGTTGGTGCGGAGAACAACGCCGTTGATTTCTATCCGAGTGAGGGTGGACCGCCGGGACAGAACTGGCCGCTCGGTTGGGACATGAGCGGATCCATCCGACAGCCGAAGGGCCATCTACAAGCGCATCCGTGGTGCAAGTTCGGACAGAAGACCAAGGTGATGATGACGCGGCTCGACGATTGGTCACGTCAAGTCCGGCTCGACAACACTCACATTGACTTCATCTGGGCAGACGTGCAAGGCGCCGAGGTGGATTTGATCACCGGCGGGCTCGAGACGCTCGCGAAGACGCGCTACTTCTTTACGGAGTACTCGACAAAAGAACTCTACACCGGTCAAGTTGACCTCGAGCGCATCCTCGAGATGCTTCCGAACTTCGAGATCGTCACGCTCTGGCGGGAAGACGTGCTCCTCAGAAACAAGGACTTGACCCGTGAAGCTTAGCATCTGCTGCGTGTCGGACGGCCAGCCACGAGCCGAGCGTTTCCTGCGCGAGTTCTGTGAGCTGGGAAAAATGCTCGGCGCCGAGGTCGTCTTCGGCGCACACGGTCCCGCTGCTGAGGCGCTCTGTTGTGCGCTCGACTCCAACTACGTCGTTGCTGTCGAAGGTCAGATCGTCGAGGAGATGCTCGATCCTGTCCTCGACACTTGCAACGGCGACTACATTCTGCGTCTCGATGATGATGAGCTACCATCTGCCGGCATGGTGCAGTGGCTCAGCGAAGGTTGGTTCCTCGAACACGACTCATGGTTCTTCGCGCGGTATCACCTCTGGCCCGATGACCGACACGTTCTGGTCGAGTCGCCGTTCTTCCCGGACTTTCAACAGCGCTTGACGACAAAAGAAAAGTCGAAGCGCGGTCCGGAGTTGCACGCCGGCTCGCCGTTTCCGGCGTATCGTGCGCCGGTCTACATGGAACACCACGCCTTCTTGGTGAAAACCAAGGAGGAACGTCGTGCGCTCACGGCAAAGTATCACTCGATCAAGACAGGCGTCTACATGGACCCGGCGCTGGTCGATGTCGTATGGCCGGAAGACGCACCGCCGAAGCGCTTGCGGATCGAACCGATCAGCGAGTATCTGATCGAGAAGGCTCGCGTGCAGACCTGGTGGAATCAGCATGTTGAATCCAAAACTTAGTCTCACGGGCGTCCCGGAAATGAAGGGAAAGTTCGCGCGGATCAAGTCAGGATTCGGCCGCGAGGTGGTGGCGGCGCTCTATCAGGAGACGCAGATCGAAACGACGGAAGTGAAGCGGCGCACGCCGGTAGATACGGGTGAGTTGCGTGCATCTGTCCACGTCGTCGGACCGTTCTCGCAGGGCGACCGCATTTGGACACTCATCGCGTGCGGCGGACTCGCTGCGAAGTATGCCGTCTACGTCCACGAGAATCTCGAGGCGTTCCACAAAGTGGGCCAGGCAAAGTTTCTTGAGTCGGTCATCCTCGAGAGCCGACCGTTCATGGCGAAGCGGGTCGCGGATCGAATCAGTCTCAACCGCGCGCTTGCAGGTGGACAATAATGAGCGTCTTCCTTGACGACTTGGTGATCCAGCTCGCCGCCGAAGGTTGCGGTAGTTCTGGGATCGACATCTTCTTGAGCACGATGGCGCACATTCCCGTCTTCCTTTCGAGCGGGACGTTGCAGCTCATCGAGACCGGCGGCACGGCTCCGGAGAACACGCAGAACACCACGATTACCCCGGCCTACCTGCGGCCCTCCGCGCAGATCACGGCGCGGGCGAATACCTACGCCGTCGCCAAAGCGAAGGCGGACGCGGCCTTTGCCGCGCTCTACAAGGTTCGGAATCAGGCGATCGGGTCGACGTTCTATCGCTCGATTGCCTGCTTGCAGTCGCCCTTTGACGGCGGGCCAGACAGCCGCGGTCAAGCACAAGTGCAGTTCAACGTCATCGCCATCAAACGCCCATAGGAGCCCACAGTGAGCAACGTCTTTTCTCTCGAGCAGCTCAAGACCGCCAACTCCACTCGCTACGTTGAAGTGGAAGGTTACGGCGGAATCATTCGACTCGGCACACTCCGCACTGCGGACATGATCGAGTGGGTGGAGTCGAACGAAGACGCCACCAAGTCACGGTTCGCCGGCCTGCGCTTGCTCGTCAAGTCCATCGTGGACGCCGACGGCAACCGCATTCCGACCGAGCAGTTCGAAGACTACCTGGAAGCGTTCAAGAACAAGGACGCGAAGGAGAACGGCGTGCTCGTTGGGGCCGCGCTGAAGCTTAACGGCTTCGACTCGGCCTCGAGGCAAGCAAGAAAAAACGACTCCGGCGAAGCGATCCCCGCCGCTTCGCTTACCGTCTAGCACTCGCAGTCGGTCGGCTCGATGTCGACCAACTGCTTTCGGAGATCGACTACGAGACGTTCGCAGCGTGGCAAGAGTTCGACCTGATCGAACCAATCGGCGGCCGGCGCGGTGATTGGCAAGCGGCGTTGATCAGCTCGACGATAGCGAACACCTCGCTGAAGAAGTTAGATGCGCCCTTGAAGACTCGGGATTTTCTGCTGACCTACGGGGAAGCAAAGGAGATCGCCGAGCTCGAGAAGCCCAAGGCTGAGAAGCCCAAGGGCAAGACCTGGCAAGAGTTGAAGTTCCTCGCGCAGATCGCGGTGAACTCGATGAAGCCAGAGAA